TGAACCACCATTTATAACTGTGGTAAGACAACCTGAAGTTAAATACGGAACAAATCCCGCAATATTATACACAATACCAAATAGAAGACAATATCATTATGCAATAGTTCCAACTTGGAACGGTAATCAAAAAGGTGCCGATGTTTATACAATACCACAACCAGTACCGGTTGATATTAATTATAATGTTAAAATTATTTGTAATAGAATGAGAGAGTTAAATCAATTTAACAAACTTGTTTTACAAAAGTTCTCATCAAAACAAGCATATACTTTTATAAAAGGACAATATGTTCCAATTGTTTCAACAAATATTTCGGATGAATCTGTTATGGATATTGATAAAAGAAAATACTACATACAGAACTATGATTTTACAATGCTTGGATATTTGATTGATGAGGAAGAGTTTGAAGTTAAACCAGCAATATCAAGGGCATTACAAGTATTTGAATTAGAAACTTCAACAAGAAAAAATAAGAATACAAAATCACCGGAAAATAAAAATATTTTTGATTTAACTTTTTCATTTCCTATTGGTGAAACTTTAATTTTAAGAATAATTGACTACACAATTAATATGTCATTATATAAAATGACAAACATAAAATCATATGACATTTATATAAATGGTGATTTTTTTGGTACAGACATAAGTCAAATAGAAATGAATACCAATGATGAGTTAAGAATTGAAATAATTAAAAAAGATGACAACTTAGAGTCATTTATAACTTTTACCAATAAATTAGTTTAGTCCTCCCCATATATATCTTTTTTCTCTTTACACTTCTCTTTTATTAAGTTCTCTAAAAACTTATAAATAATAATACCTCTCTTATCACAATACCTTTTTAAGATTTCGTGGGACTCTTTTGAGATTTTAATGTTCTTAATATCTTTGTTATCACTTTGGGACATAGGAGAAAATAAGCAGAAAATTTACATACTTAATATAAATACTTTTTAAAAAGTAAAGTTTTTTCATTTATTTACTAATATTTATCTATAAAATAAATCTTTAATAGAATATTAAATAATGGCAACAACTCAAGTAAATCAAAAAGTATTTGTATCACCGGGAGTATACACTTCTGAAACCGACTTATCATTCGTCGCTCAGAGTGTTGGTGTTACTACATTAGGTCTTGTGGGTGAAACTTTAAAAGGTCCCGCATTTGAACCAATCTTTATAACTAACTATGATGAATTCCAAGCTTTTTTTGGTGGAACAGAACCAACTAAGTTTGTGAATACACAAATACCTAAATATGAAGCAGCATATATTGCAAAGTCATATTTACAACAATCAAATCAATTATTTGTAACAAGAATTTTAGGACTTTCAGGTTATGATGCCGGTCCTTCTTGGAGTATTAGAACTAACGCAAATATGGACCCTTGTACTGTTGGGATATCAGGTAATGGACAAGAATTTAACACTTCTTTTCAATTTAGAACCGATAATAATTCATTATTAGGATTAAATGGACTACCTTCAGTTATTTATAGTAATATAAATAAAGAATATAAATTATTTAATGGTTCAGTATCAACTTTAAATGATGATTTCAATAATATTATACCTACTATCTGTAAAGGTTCGACAGGTGAAACCCCACACCTTTCAGCAACAACTGTAATTTTTTATGGTGCGGTTGCAGATTCTGATTATCAATCTATAACTTCAACTTACACTGCTCAAACTAATGTTTATGGTACAACATCTTCTGATATAACAGGTACAACTTTTAGTTGCAATATTGATGATAATGATTTAGAATCATCGGCTAACGACCCTTGGTATTATGCTAACTTTGATAATAAAAATACTAATAATTATTCCGGTTATTCTTTTTACTATGTAATAGATGAATTAACCGCATCAACAATCACAGGAGGTATTAATTTTGAAGGAAAAATTACAGGTAAGTATTTTGCTTTAACGGGTACATCATATACAGATTACAACAACTTAGTTGTTGCGACTTTACGTTCAAGAGGTATTTCTGAATATAGTTCAACTCAACATGGACCAATTTATCAAGTTAATGATGTGAATGATGTTGTTTTAGATTGTAGTGGTGAGTACAATGGAGTTACAGCCTATACACCATTCTACACTTTCTTACTTTCAGGTAAAACTAAAGATGATGTTAATTTTTCATTTGAAACTTCTTTACAAGAGACAAGTAGTAAATATATCGGTAAAGTTTTAGGTGGTGATAATTTCGGTAAAACAAGGACTCAAGTTCCATTATTTGTTGAAGAGATTTATCCGGGAGCATTATCATATCTTTATAATAAAGGTTATATTCGTGGTTTAAATTCTAAATTAATACAGTTAGATAGTGCAAGAAGTTTAGAAACAGATTCAATTGCTTGGAATTTAGAAAAATACACAACTCCTATGACTCCTTATTTTGTTTCAGAATTAAGGGGTAGTGAGGTGTTTAAATTATTTAAATTAATTTCAATATCCGATGGTACTGCGGCTAATACCGAAATTAAAGTTTCAATTGCTAATATTTCATTTAATAACCTAACTTTTGATATTTTAGTTAGAAGTTTTTACGATACAGATACAAATCCGGTTGTTATTGAAAAATTCACTAATTGTAATTTAGATATTAATTCAAATAATTTTGTTGCTAAAAAGATAGGTTCTGTTAATGGAGAATTTAGTTTAATATCTAAATATATTATGGTTGAGATGGCAGATGATTATCCTTTTGATGCATTACCCTGTGGTTTTTACGGATACACTCAAAGACAATATGGTAGTATTAATGTTAATAAATCACCCGTTCCTGTTTATAAAACAAAATATAATTTCCCTGGTGAAACAATATATAACCCTCCTTTCGGTTCAACTTCAGGTGGTGATAATGTTGTTTCTTCGGCGGGAGATAATGTTAGAAGAACTTATTTAGGGTTTTCAACAAAATTAGGTGTGGATGATTCTTTCCTACAATATAAAGGAAAACAAAATCCGGTAACTAATTTTGCAACCGCAACAGAATCAGACCCTTGGAATTATCAAACTAGAGGTTTCCATATGGATTCAGGTGCCACTATTATCACTATATCAAAATCATATTCAACAAGTGGTGAACCCGCATTTGATTGTGGTGTTGCTGCTTTCCATAGTGAACCTGAAAGTCAAGAGAATCCTTATTATAACTTATTTGCAAGAAAATTCACAACTTGTTTTGCGGGTGGATTTGATGGTTGGGACATTTATAGAGAATATAGAACAAATTTAGATAGATTCCAATTAGGTGGTTCGGGTTATTTAGCCGGAGCAGCTCCTTCTACAAGATACCCAACGGCAACCGGTGATGGAATGTTTAAGAAAATTGTTGTTAATCAAAATACTGTTGATTGGGCTAATACTGACTATTACGCATATTTGTTAGGTATTAATACATTTGCAAATCCTGAATCAACAAATATTAATGTGTTTGCAACAACCGGTATTGATATGATTAATCACGACAATATTGTTGAATCGGCAATTAATATGGTTCAATATCAAAGAGCGGATTCAATATATATCGCAACAACACCAGATTATCAAATGTTTACACCTGATGCTGGTGACGTAAATAATAGAATATTACCAACTGAAGCCGTTGATAATTTAGACCAAACAGGAATTGATTCAAACTATACCGCAACTTATTATCCTTGGATATTAGTTAGAGATACGGTTAACAATACTCAAATATATCTTCCACCAACCGGTGAGGTTTGTAGAAACTTGGCATTAACTGACAACATTGCGTTCCCTTGGTTCGCATCAGCGGGTTACACAAGAGGTCTTGTTAATTCAGTTAAAGCAAGAACAAAATTAACTCAAGAAGACAGAGATACTTTATATCAAGGTAGAATCAATCCAATTGCAACTTTCTCTGATGTAGGTACTGTAATTTGGGGTAATAAAACTCTTCAAATTGCTGAAACAGCACTTAACAGATTAAATGTTAGAAGATTATTATTACAAGCAAGAAAACTTATTTCAGCTGTTGCGGTTAGATTATTGTTTGAACAAAATGACCAAGTTGTTAGACAACAATTCTTGGATAGTGTTAACCCAATATTAGATGCAATTAGAAGAGATAGAGGTTTATATGATTTCCGTGTTACCGTTTCTTCATCAACTGAAGATTTGGATAGAAACACACTTAATGGTAAAATCTATCTTAAACCAACAAGAGCACTTGAATTCATTAACATTGAGTTCTTAATTACTCCAACAGGAGCATCATTTGAAAATATATAATTTTAAAAAATATGATAGGGGGTATTGATTTATCCCCTATCTTTGTAATTATGAAAAAATATATATTAGAAGGTTTTGAAGACAGTAGTACTCCGGATATGAAATATTACGCCTTTGATTGGGATGATAACATTGTTTCTATGCCGACAAAGATTATACTTAAAACGGATAATGGTGATGAGGTTGGAATGGGGACTGAAGATTTTGCGGAACATAGACATGATATAGGAAAAAAAGATATTAAATATAAAGGTGATATTATTGTCGGATATCCTGAAAATCCTTTTAGGAATTTTGGAATAAAGGGTGACAAACAATTTTTAATTGATGTTATGAAGGCAAAACCGGGACCAGCGTTTAAAGATTTCAGAGAAGCAATAAATAATGGTTCAATATTTGCGATAATAACGGCAAGAGGACATAATCCTGAAACAATAAAACAAGCGGTATATAATTATATTGTAAGCGATTTCAACGGGATAAGTAAAGATAAGTTGGTTAAAAATTTAAGAAAATATAGGTCATTCGCAGATGAAAGTGATTTAAGTGATAGTGAATTAATTAAATCTTATTTAGAACTTAATAGATACAACCCCGTTTCTTTTAATGATGTTAAGGGGGCTGAAAATCCGGAACTCGCAAAAATTGTTGCTATGGATGATTTTGTATCTTATATAAGAAGTATGGCGGCTTTATTAAATAAGAAGGCATACATTAAAAAAGATTTTGGTAATAAGTTTGAACCTAAAATGCCGACAATAGGTTTTTCAGATGATGATGTTAGAAATGTGGAAGCAATGAAAAGACACTTTGAAGATAAACCAGATAATATAGTTAAAACTTATTCAACTGCTGGAGGTATTAAAAAAGAATATTAATTAATAACTAAATAATTAAATATTAATAACTGGATACTGGAACTGGATATAATAAGAATATTAAAAATTAAAATAAAAGTAAATAGAAAAATTTTTTACAAAGACACTATTTATAAACAATAAACAAATAATTAAATAACACACAATATGGCTGATTTATTAATGAAAATGCCCATACCGTATGAACCGAAAAGACAGAACCGATTCATATTAAGATTTGACTCAAGTTTGGGTATCAATGAATGGTTTGTTGAAAGTACATCAAGACCCCACATAACAATAAATGCAACTGAAATTCCGTTCTTAAATACATCTGTATATGTTGCAGGTAGATTTAACTGGCAAACAATAAATGTTACATTTAGAGACCCAATTGGACCTTCAGCTGCACAAGCTCTTATGGAGTGGGTTCGTTTACATGCGGAATCAGTTACCGGTAGAATGGGATATGCAGCGGGGTATAAAAAAGATGTTGATTTAGAGATGTTAGACCCAACCGGAGTTGTTGTTGAAAAATGGATTCTTCAAGGAACATTCTTAACTGATGTTAACTTTAATACTTTAGCTTATAACCAAGATGGTTTGGCAACAATTGCAGCCACTTTAAGAATGGATAGATGTATATTGGTTTATTAGTATAGTATTGATAATAAAATAATAAAACTTATATTTAACCGTAGAGAAACTATAAACTTTCTACGGTTAATTTTTTTTATATGGATAATGAAACAATAAAATACGGACAAGAAAATTTTACATTACCACATGATGTGGTACCTCTACCTTCAGGTGGAGTTTTTTACAAGAATAAAAAATCATCAGTTAAAGTTGGTTATCTCACCGCTATGGATGAAAATATCTTAATGGGTAGGGGAGATGATATGACAACAAATCTTTTAAGAAGTAAGTTATATGAACCTGATTTAAGGATTGAAGATTTATTAGAAGGTGATATTGAAGCAATATTAATCTTTTTAAGAAATACATCTTTTGGACCTGAAATGACGGTTAACTTAGTTGACCCAATAACAAAAAAAGAATTCAAAACTGATGTGTTGTTAGACCAACTATCAATTAAAAAAGGACAAGACCCTTCACCGGATGGAACATTTACTATCCAACTACCAAAAAGTCAAACCACAGTAAAATTAAAATTACTAACATACGGAGATATTGCATCAATAAATAAAATAATTGATTCATATCCTAAAGGTAGAGTTGCTCCAAAAGTTACAATGAGATTACAAAAAGAGATTGTTGAAGTTGATGGGATAACTGATTTGGGTGGTATTGCGAAATTTGTGGAACAAATGCCTATAATGGATTCTAAATTTATCAGAAAATTTATTGATGAAAATGAACCAAGATTAGATTTAACTAGAACAGTAATAGCCCCGTCAGGAGAAAAACTAACAGTGAATGTTGGTTTCGGGGTAGAATTTTTTCGCCCTTTCTTCTGAGTATAGGAAGAGTCAACTAGATGAGTTTTTTTATTTAAAAACTTTACTTGGTATAAGTTACTCTGATTTTCAAGAAATGCCAATCTTTGTTAGGAAATACTTACTTGATAAATGGATTGAAGATAAAAGCAAGGACTAAAATTTTAGTCCTTGTTCTATTTATAGTAAAACAGAAAAATTATGCAAGCCGAAGAAACGGGTAAATCATTTTTAAAATTAAAATTTGACTCGGATTCCGAAGAATGGAAAAAAGCGTTAGATTATTCAAATGCTTTTCAAGATTCAATTTTGGGTGCGGTTGAGGGTGCTAGAAGATTAAATGATACCTTTGGACAAAATAGAGAAAGAATAACTGAAATTAGTCAAGCAATTGCGGACACTAAACCAAAAATAAGTGCTTTAGGTGGTGATATAATTGATGTTTTTGAAACTATGGAGGCGATTAGTAAAGGAACTCAAAAAAATATTGTTGCAAGTGCTGATGATGCAAGTAAATTATTTGCCGCTCAAAAAATATTGGGTACATCAGTTGAAACTTTAACTGAAAATTTTACAGAAGTTGGTGTACAAGTTTCAAGAATTGGTCCTGAATTAGAAAATGCTATTAACTCAATACAAAACATTGGTTTGAATGTGAAACAAGTTATGGGTGATGTTACAAAAAACATGGATAAACTGAATCAATTTAATTTTTCTCAGGGTGTAAATGGATTGGCAAAAATGGCATCGCAAGCATCAATTTTTAAGTTTGATATGAATGAGACGTTTCAACTTGCAAATAAGGCTTTAAAACCTGACGGTGCGATAGAATTGGCGTCTGCATTCCAAAGAATGGGAGTTACTGCGGGAGAACTTACCGACCCATTCCAACTTATGAATATGTCTCTTAATGACCCAACGGGGTTACAAAAAAGTTTGAGTAGGATGACTGAGAGATATGCGGAGTTTGATGAAAAAACAAAAACATTTAAAATTAATCCCGCCGGAATGTTACAAATGAGAGAATTAGCAGAACAAACCGGTATTAGTTATAAATCATTAGCCGATTCGGCTTTGGCTGCGGGAAATTTAGATAGAGCGTTATCACAAATTAGTCCTAACATAAATTTTGGAACTGAAGAAGATAAAGAACTTATCGGTAATATTGCCAAAATGAACAAAGATGGTGAGTATGAGGTTAACATTAAAAATGAGTTAGGACAAGACATACCAACTAAATTATCGCAATTAACTCAACCACAAATAGATAAATTACTTGAAGAACAAAAAAAATCACCAAAATCATTAGAGGAAATTGCAAGAGCAAGTATGGATACCGGTAAAGTTATTGCATCTGATTTAAGGTCAATTAGGGATACAATAGTTGGTGGGTTTACATCGGCAGACCAAATAAGAAACTTCACAGAAAATTTACAAACTTTTGAAAAAGATATTACCGAAAAAATAAAGGCACAACTACCTGAAACATCAGTAATAAGAACTGAAGCAACAAAAGGTATTCAAGAAGTACAAGACCTTATTGCGAAATATCAATCTGGTGGTGTAAGTAAAGATGAATTATTAAAAAAAGTGGAAGGGTTTGAACAATATTTTAATGATTTATCAAAGAAAGCCGGTTTAGGTATTGAAAATATAGTAAGTAATTTAAATGATGATAGAAAAAAAATGTTTGTTGAAAATTCACCATTTAAGACAACAAGTTCTTTAAGAAATAAAGAAAGAACTGGAGGTACAGGTATCAACAATAATGAAGTTGATGTTAATTTTAAAGGAGGAACAATCACACACAATATAAATGTAAGTCCAAATGTGGATAGTGATTTTGTAAATAAATTATTTCAAAATCAGACATTTCAAAATGAATTTTTTAGTGCATTAATAAATGCGGACCCGGTTACAAAGACAAAAATTATACAGGCGTTAGGTTTTAAATAAATTAACTATAACTCTATTTATATAATAAAAGAAAATGGCAAATAGTCCTTTAGATTTTCCAAGTACCCAAAGTTTTAGAAATAGGTTAAATGGTAGAAATTTG